GTGGTGTGGTCGTTGGTCGGGTGTAGCTCTTCCGTGGCTACGGGGATCTTAACCTTGGGCTTTGTCAGTCTGAGCTTTGGATGGGCTCTCCCCTTGCTGAAGTTGCGTTCAAGGTTGATCTGCTCGTCCGGGCTAATCCCAAACAGGCAAGACACGGTGTGGCGTGCCTCTTCCGTAACACGGGTGTAAGACGCCGGCAGGTTTGTGGTGACCCTGCCTTTTATTAGCGTTTGATGAGGCGCAACATGCGCAGTCCGGAACTCCCTGAGCCATTGGTTGTCCTGGCCCAAGTCGTACTCGGCGTCGACTTTCTCACCGTCAACTGCGCCTAGTGACCTCAGGATTGCGAGGCAGGCTGCAGAAAGGACGGGAGTGTGAGGGTACATGAGGTAAGTGGCGACAAGCGAGCCGACCAGTACATTGCCCATGACTTTGCCTCCTTCTTTGTTGACCGCGAACAGTGCCCTGTTAAGGTGCCTGACGGGATCAACAATACAGGTAGGCTTGCCATCGACGTAGGTCAAAGCTGTGTGACAGTATTCTTCTTGCCAGATGGTGTCAGCGACCTCCGTAACGAGGCTCATTCCGAATACACGGGGTATGATGCTCGCGGAGACGCGCAAGAATTCGTCGAGGTGGTAGCGAGAGATCCATGCTATGGAATCATCGCCGTCACACAGCAGCTCCATGTCACAGCCGACTATGTACGCTACAGTACGTAAGAGGATCACAGAGATGATAGAGTTTCCTCCACCAGTGTTGCGATCACCTGACATCCGCGTACCTACAGCTGTGTACTTGTGTCCAAGCGCAAAACCCTTGTTGATCAGTTGTTCGTTCAACATCTCCAGCGGGCGCGCTGCCATCTTCCTCCACACGGCATGCTCAATTTGGAGCAAATGCGTGTGCACGTGTGCATCGAACTTGGAGAAGTCACTCTTGAGGCACACTCTATCGGGGATCGCGCGGCGCTTTTCGTCCCAAACGGCCGCGCGTCTCTCCAGATTCATCCCTTTCGAGCACTCGGGCGTACGGGTCGGCCCCAAACCGGGGCCGAGCAGTAGCTCGTGCTCTATTGGTCCCATGAATCTGGCCAATTCCGCGTTGGTACCCGGGTCCCGGAATTGAATCATGCGGGGAGCTTTGGTGTGGGCTGTCTCTTCAAGGTACTTGTCGCATTTGACAAAGCCCTTGACGTTCCACTTTAGCTTCCCCCTGACATGTGATTCGTTGATCGCTTTTATGAGACGCTGGCGTTTCATGCCCGAGAATTTGGAAATGTATTCATCCATCGGGGCCATGTCCACTGTGCGTCCGTCGATCCAATCATCAGCTACGAACTGTGCGATTAAAAGCACATCTTTTTGTGTAAATGGTGTATGCGGCAAGTTACCAACACCTATGAGTTTTGTCCCACGTGGCCCATGCTCGAGCCAATCGGGTGCGGGGTTGTTATCCACTAAATGCCTGGCGGTAAGCCCTATGTAGACATTGTGTGGACACTGGTGGTGAGTCAAGATCGGTGGTAGCTCTAGTCCAAGTGGCCTATACAGCTGCACGGTGTAAGACGTGTGGCGATGCATGGAGACCACTTCACCGAGGCCATCGTTTAACGAATGGCCAGGGGCGAGCATGCCGGCGGCGAGGGATGAGCATACTCCCTCGTGGCGCCAGCTTCAAACAGGGTTGGGGCTCTGTGCTGAAAGCCCCACCTTGCACCGCAATCGGGTGCCACGCCACAGCAGTCGCGCGAGCTTCGGGGTCTTTTCAATGGCTAGTTTCCCCAAGCCTCCCTCGCGACGCATGTGCGTCTTAAACTCCGCCTCGGACCTTTCGACAGCCTCCTCATACATGCTGAGAGGGATTGATTCTCTCCTCGCAGCTCTGTCAGGTATCCGGGCCCAAACCCACCGATCCCCGCCACGCACCACCTTGGTGTGCATGACGAGGGTACGGTACTCCTCGGAGTCTAGCGGCCGCGTAAGCGCTAGCTCCCGGGCGGAGGGCAAAATATTAGCCCTCATAACCCGCTCAAATAGACCCTCCACGTCTACAAGAGCCATCTCCTCTGGGCTCAACTTAGCCGCATCGAGGAGGCACTTGGCCTCGCGCTTTGCCATAAGCTGGCAAGCGTCTGTCTTGGCCACGCCGAAGGTATGTGCTGCGACGCTATCCTCGATCCCTCTGAGAATGCGCGCTACCTTGGCCTTCCTTAGCACCAGTCCATGTCTTCGTTGTGCTCTCCTGGACTTGGGCTTCTTCTGTCTCCGGTCTTTTGGAGTATAGGCGACGACTCTGGCTGCACGAGGTCCTCTGTAGGTGTTGAGCTCCTCGATATCGTCGGTGGGGGTGTGCCATTCCTGGAAAGGTAAGTCGCGTAGTCCGCGCTCCACTCTGTTCCACTCACCCCCCATCTCCTCATCATCGGCTCCACTGAAGGGCAGTTCTGGGGCGAGCTCCTCGACACGCTGAAGGCGACTAGCGCTGCAATGGATTTCTGCAGCGCCAGGGAAGGGCACACCGGCCCATTCCGCAACGCGTGTAGGAAGAGGTTGCTTAGAAGCGACGCACAATTGCACGTGCTCCCGTATGCTACCTCCGCCTCCGACTCCCACGGGCATCGGGTCCGGGGTGGCGGTAACCCATGCAGACACCCGTTCTGTGTGTGCCTCAATGCTCCCTCTGAGCTGTCTGAGGTACATGCGCAGCGCGGAAAATCTCCTCGCGGCTCGGCGCTGTACCACTCCTCGCCTTCCTCCACGCACTCTCTGCGTTGTGTGGCGCGCCCCTGAGCATCCATAGGGCATGGCGTGTCGTATGTAGTGTTGTGCAAAGCAAAAACGGTTGAAGAAACCACCTATGTGTAAGCAATTATAAAAGAACTGCGTTGGAAACCTGTGATGCAGGCGAGAATATGCTTCAGTCAAAGTTTCTGGTACAAAGTTTCTAGGAATGTACTGATCAGACGCTCGAACGTAGGCTCTCTTGTTGACACTGACTGTAGTCCCGG